CTAGGCAGGCAGTGGCCGCACAGCCAGGCCGTGGAAGCGAAGCATGCTGTCGATGCGCTCCCAGATCCACTGATCGTGTTCGTTGCCGCCAGCCCAGCGGATCTGGTCAGCAAGGGGTGCGAACTCAGGCCAAAAGTCGCAGGCATCTGGATATTGTCGCTGCAGCCCGGGGAGCCTCTCCTCGAGATCATGCAGCATCAACAGAAGGTCTTCGCGGGTAGCCATGCGCAAAGGGTATCACCGGTATCGACGGCGTGTCCGCCGCGGGCGCTTGACCTCTTCCCGGGGAAGCCCGGTCAGGTGATCACAATTGCCGGCGGTGGTCCAAGGCGCCGGGGCGCCGGCGAGCTCGGCCTCACGCGGGCGCAGGTATCGCATGATATGCGCCTTGGCGTGTTCGAAGTCCTTGTAAGGGTGCGGACCAGGATGGGCGGCGCCGCGATAGAACAGGACCTCCCAGCCGTCGCCCTTCCGCGCCAGTTCGCAGATGGGAGTTTTGCCGTTTGACGAGCGGAAGTAGTACCGCTCCTCCGACTCGTACACATTTTGCTCATAGACGATCATGCCGCCAGCGTACGCCGGCCGTGTCTCACCCTTTGCGAATCTCCAGGCCGTCTACGCGATCATGGGTGCGAGCGGGTTTTGGCGGCTAGAATTGGCGCTTCAGACGACTTTGGAAAGTCATGGAAGCTACGACAAAGGGCACGCATCGGGATGGCATCCAAGCATTGAGAGCAGTGGCGTGCATGCTCGTCATCTTTCAGCATGTGACCTATTACGCCTGCGAAACGCGCGGCATTCCCTACCAACCGTTCCTGCCCATCAACTTTGGCCGAGCCGGTGTCGACCTGTTCTTCGTGATTTCAGGCTTTGTCATGGGTCAATGCCTATCCCAGGGTGGAGCATTCATCGTTCACCGAGCTGCTCGCATCCTGCCCCCCTACTGGATAGCCATTGCCATCAGCTTTGCAGTTCTGGGCACATCCGTTGGTGCCTGGCATTTCGACTTCTGGTCGGCGCTGCTGCTACCTGCGACGGATCTCAACAACTCGTACATGATTCCCTACTGGACGCTTTGCTATGAGGCGGCGTTTTACATCGCCACTTACGCAATCATCCTCACAAAGATCCCAAGGAGCACGATTCCATGGGTCTGCGTGGCTTGGATCGCGGCGATCGCTCTCTTCAATATCTATCGGCCGCTTGGAAATTTTGACGACGCCGTTGCAAACAGCTTCATCTTTCAACCGGGATGGTTGATCCTGTTATCGCCAGTGACGATGCTATTCGCGTTCGGACTGCTGATCGCTACTGCCCCAGCCATCCCATCATTCAGCGTGCCGCCGGTCTATTTGCTGCTGCTTTCCGTTGGATTATTCGCGGTTGGGACTAGCGATCAATTCGCTACGGCGGTGCCTAACTACATTATGCTTGGATTTAGCTACTCCATAGCACTCGTCGCCTTCATGCGCATGCCGTTTCCTGACCTGGTTTCGCGACTAGGCGACTACTCGTACGGCATGTACCTCATTCACGTTGTAGCGATTACGGCAGTGATGCGAGCCTTTAAGGTGGCTGACCCCACGGCCAGACTTTCGATCATCTGGCCCACCATGATGATCGCAGCACTAGTGGCCGGAACTGCTTTCGGCTGGTTCGAGTATCAACTCCACACCAAGGTGTTCAAGCGCGGGCCTCAACGCAATCGCTCACTTCCCCAAGCCGCCTAAGTGAACCCGTGACCTAGGCCGATGGCGTCGCCCCGATCAAGTTGGGTCGTTGGAAGCAGGAGGCGGTGAAGTCGGCCAAGTAACCGACGCGGGCCACCCAGACTGCTTGGAAATATCGCGTAGCGCCTGCCGATAGGTGAGCCAGGCCGTGTACTGGCTGCTGGTGAGGGTCGTCCCGCCCCCTGCATCCGTCTGATCACGGTGCCGGTTGACCACCCAGTCACTTTCGAGCATCAGAGCATCGCGGCTGGCGCGCGCATTCTCGGCCTGGAATGCAGCTACCTGCGCAGCCGACGGCGCCGGAGGTGCAGCATACGGAGCGACCGCCACGCCACCGTCGGCGATGAGCGCCTGCAACTGCGCCCATTCATTCGGCGTATCCGCGGCGGTGCAGTGGAACGGGTAGCCCTGGTACTCGCAGAGAACGCCACCGTTGGCGTCATACACGCAGTTCTCGAACATCACTGAATCCTCCAGCCGAAGCCATACCAAAAGAAGCCTGCCGTCGCGGGGCCGATCACGGTGCTTCCAGCCGCCACGCCCGATACGGGGAGCGGCGATCCTGTCGACGCCTGGCCGCTGCTGTTGTATGGCACAGCGAAATAGGCCCAAGACCCGCCCGATGGGAGCGGCAGACCGACGCCGGACGCGGCCGTGAGCACGCCGAACTTACCCAGCGTCGACGTGTTTACCGGCTTTGGCGCCAGCGACTGACCGACAGCCGATGACAGGAACTGCGCGGAGCCCCACATGGCCACCCACGCGCCTGCTGGCCCGGACTTACCGATGACGAGGGTGTCGCCCTGCCCCATGGCAATGGATGTCACCGAAGAGCCATTGACGAAGACGACATCGGCTCCTGCGCATTTCACGTTGAAGCTTGCTGCCGCTCCCGACCAAATGTACAAGGTCGCACCATCTGCGACCGCGCTGAGCGCCGGGAGCGTGATGTCACCGCTGTACGTCGCACCAAGGTCGATAAAGCTACCCACCTGCGAGGCGGTGAGCGTGAGCGGACCAGCTCCCGCGAGGTACTGCGTCGTGCTAGAGAACTGAAACCCAGCTGTCTTGATGATCTTGTTGATCGCTGCCGTCAGATTCGTCAGCAGCGTGCTCGTGGTTCCGTCATCTACTGCGTTCTGCCCCGTGTTGTTCACGATCAGCTGAGCAAGGACCGAGGACATAATCGACGACTGCCGCCACGCCTTGTTGCAAGCAGCTGATGGTGCGACACCAGACGAAAAGCCTGCACCCAGAGCGCCCAGCGCGATCCAGTCGGTCTGGCTTAGTACGTTGGCTCCCGCCCCGACCGCAAAGGTCTGAAAATCGTTCGTTGCCATGTTTGGCTATCTCCAGAAACGAAAAAGCCGCCCGAAGGCGGCTTGGTGTGGATGGTTGCAGAGGTTAGAGAGGCGAGCCCCAGGCTCCGACGTCGAATCCCGACACGAACATGTTTTCCATGTCGAAGCCGAAGATCGGGTTTCCGGTCACCGACGTCACGACATAGTCTCGAACCATGACGCCTTCAGGCTTGATCGGGATGTAGCCGCCCGACAGGAGAGCCAAGAACAGCGCAGACGGAATCGTTCCGGCAACGCCAAACGTGATCGACATGTCCTGGTTGTCTTCGATGAATACTTGCGTGCCTGACGGGTAGGCATCTCCTGATCCATTCCATGTAAGCACTGCTCCGGATGCAGGCTTGGACGAAGGAGTTACAAGACCGGTGGCGCTCAGAGCGTAGTCTGTGACGGTAACGTTTGAGCTAGTCGTCGCTATGTACTTACCACCGCAATTCTGTACTCCGAAGACATTGATCGATGTGCCGAGCGCGCCACCGCGAGCCGTGAGCGAGTTCGGGACACCAATGAATGGCGATACGATCGCCGCATTAGGCAGTGGCGTGAATCTCCATGACAGCCGCCACCATCCATTCACGAGCTGAGCCGACAGATTGCTGAACCCGTTTAGCGGGTTTGCGCCCACTGCGAACTCGCCACCCCACACGCCATGGGCCATGTCGAAGTTGATACACGACGCCGCTATCAGCGCATTTCCCGAGTCATTCTGGTTTGCCTGAAAACCCACAAACCCAGCGCTAACGTCCTGCACCGAGGTGCTGAAGTTATAGCCACCCGCAGGATCAGCAAAGATCGCCGTAGAGTTTCGGGGTACGGAAATCTGAGGTGACGTCGTTGCAGTGACGACCGTTAGCGTGCTGTATGACGCCGACCCATCAGGAGCCGTGCCGGTCGTGGTCGTGCGCGTCAAGTTCGTTAGACTGCCGCTAGAAATCGTAGCCGAGTTGGTCACGGTGTTCGTACGCGATGTCGGATATAGCTGTTGCGTGCCCTGCCAGTCGTTGCGACAGATCGAAGCAACATTGATATTTTTGTAGACCGGTACACCGGCAACGGTCAGCTGGAACGCACCCGCGACACCATTTCCAACTCCGAACTGCTCGTTCGTGGCAGTCAGGTGCCGCGGAGTCGTCCCGCCTTGGAAGATCAGGTTGAGAATGGCCGCAGACGAGGCAAGCGTACCGTCCCAGTGATTGGCGCCGATCTTGGCGCGAATCAGTAAGCGGTATGTGTCGTCATCGAGCAACGTGATGCCGGTCGAAGGATCGAAAGGCCCTTGCCATACGCCCTGGTCAAAACCGACGCCAGCCATGTCGAAAGAGAAGTAGACGCCGGTCAAAGGCGTGCGGACGCGCCGGCTAATGCCTACCCACGCACCCAGTGTGTCGAGCTGGTCGCCGACAGCCTCATCGAGGTCAAAGGAAGGGATGAAGGTGCCCAGGGCATTCTGCTGATCGACGAAGCACTGCGCCACGGCAGAAACCATGGCATTGAACTTCGGTTTGTCGGCGTGCTCCGAGGTAATAAGCCCCGTGTACTTCGAGACATCAGCCATCAGGACACCGTCAATGCCACAGCGGAGGGCGTACAGGTCGATACCTGATTGAAGGCGAGCGGAACGTCAGGAACGCCAGCTCCGCTAGGACCTGTAAGGGTCAGCGCGGTCAGCTTGAACGTGTTGCTGTTCGGGACGCTGTTGGCCGCAGTGATCGCATCAGCCCACTCCACCGTGCCGCTCGCACCTCCCCCGATATCCACACCATTGACGTAGTCGGATACCGCCTGTTGAACGGCCTGACCAACCGACGTGCTATAGCCGGACAAGGCCTTGAGCGAAATGGCGACCGTGATCGCCTGCGACGCAGGCCTGAAGAACTTGATGGCAATGGGTCGGCCATAGATGTCCGTCACGGTGACCGACGTCGTTCCGAACGTGCCCGCGCCAGGCGTCTTCTTGGTGGCGATGGCATTGGCGATCGCCGTGGCGTCGCCGCCGTCTACTACCAGAGAGATGGAGTGCGACGGAATGCCATTGGCGTCCGTAGTGTCCGTGTCGTTTTCGTAGGCACGCAGGCGATCCACGCCGGTGACGGAAGACACCGCGCCCACAATGCCATCAAGGACCGTAAGCGAGGGAATGGCCGTGGATACGGTCTGACGGAAGCGGAGGTCCGCGTCCGACTCGACGGGCTCACCAGGAGCCGCATCAGCCGCATTGGTTACTGACTGCCATCCAAGCGTTGGCGTCTTGATCACGGTCACCGATCCAGCCGTGGCGGATATCGCGCCCACAGCCGTACATGTGGCGGTTACCGTGATCTGCCCGGAAGGCGGGATAACCACGAGTGAAGGAAGCGCCCATTGATTGCTGTTGCTGTCTTGAACGATGCCGTTGTTGATCGTCGTTCCTGCCTGACCCGTGAGCAGGACATCGACCGTCGAAAAGCTGGGCGACGCCCGCTTGATGCCATTGAGCATGACGTTGTTCGAGAGTGCCGCCCCTTGGGACGTGGCCGGACTCATGCTCTGGTAGATCTGGATGGCGACAGCGTTGGCGTCGTTGATCGAACTCGCGACGATGGCCAGGAATTGGCCATCCTGGCTGTCTGGATCGAGATACACATCCGCGCCATAGATCGACTGAAACTGGCTCTGAAGAAACGCCAGGACGTCGGAAAACGACGGCGCGCTGATGCCGGTGGACGAGATGGTGGGAGCCGTTGTCGTGATCACAGGGTCGTCTCTACCGTAGCCGTTCCGTAGATGGTGGTGATGGTCGCCTGGACACTGAAGCGGCGCGTGTTCGGATCAATGGAGCTGCTGTACGAGTCCAGCGACTGCACACCCTGCGTATTCACGATCTGCTGCTTAAGCACGAAGTCGCGCACGTTCTGCGTGTACTTGCCCAACACCTGAGTGCGCCACGGCGTTCCGGCGGTCGTATCGAGGAACCACTCGCCCGTGAAGAGCTGAAGACGGGTCTCTACCGCCTGAGCCACGGCTTGGGGTGAGTTCCGGTAGAAATCAGACTGACCGTGTCCGAAGGTGTAGTCACCATTGGCGTCGAGCTTGCGATAGCGCACGGAGACTCCTAAACGAAAAACCCGCCTTTCGGCGGGTCTTGGATCACTGTAGGTCGGCCCTGTCTTTGGCCAATCGTATGCACTGGTTGTAGGTGTGAAGGTCAAGCGTCTCCCGAAACCCCGTCTCGAAATCGCACCGCTCCCAAACCGCCTGACTGATCGTGTCGTCCGCATAGAAGCCTGACCAGATCTTCCATTCGCCCTTCTGGAAGGCGATGCACTTATCGTACAGATCGGCCTTTCCTTCGGCCTTGGCAAGCGTTTGACACTGCTCCTTGATGCCCTGCCAGATCGATCTGACCTGGTCGGCTGTGTACAGGCTGCGCTTCTGCTGCGCCTGCGCTTGTGGCGCTATCGACAGGAAGGCAGATATCAAGAGAATCAAGTAGGTCGTCTTCATCAGTTCACCGGTGTGGTGATAGCCGTGGCGCCTTGCGCCGTGTGGGTGTGGGTGTTGTCGATGCGCTTGCCGTTCGCTGATACCTGGCCGGTGAACACCGTGTTTCCGTTCACGTTGACAGGTCCAATCAGGTTGATCCCGCCGGGTGCCACGATGTTGACGATGTGACCGACTGGATCAAGCTCGATGTGAGCAGCGCCATCATCGGACCGTAGTTGCACCGTCGTCGTGCTGATCGAACTGATCTTCTTCGCTTGCGACATCGGTCCGACGTGACACACAGCATCGGAAAGATCGTGACGGCGAGAGTCGTTTGGAGGTTGTATTCCACCCGACTGCTTCCAGCCGCCAATCGCTCGGCAAGCAAACGATACCCAGCACTCATCGCCATGCGCAATGGGGAAGGTGAGTGTCGCCCCTCCCCCTCGGGGAAAAATCACAGGAACGCCAGAAAGTACTGGGTAATTGACACTTTGAGGGGCCTGATCAGGGCCTGCGATCTGCCCCTGAACACCCAATTGCACTGTCGCCGTGTTCGTCGACGCGTCGTAGGCAACGATGTAACCGGGAAGCGAAGTCCACACTTGCGTCAACAGACCGTCGATGGCGACGCGAAGCATTTCCTCTTCGTCGTTCCAGCGCTGCCGGTTATCCATTCTCAGGCACCTGCTCGACAAAGCTGCTGGTAAGTGGCGCCGTTCCGTCTACGGCGGCGCACACGCAATCCGTGTACCAAGTGTTTCCACGCGTATCTCCCGCATGTAGGACCTGGAACGTCCGGTAGAAACCATCGGCATCGAAGCTAGGAACAACCTCTGCCTTCTGGAACTTGCTGGTCAGCGTGAGCGAAGCGATGTCCTGGTTGTTCAACTGGATTTTGCTGCCTGCTTTCACAGCTGGATTGAGCAGCATCCGGACAACCAGGCCGCCGATGGTCTGCTGTGGCGTACCGATCATTCCGGAGGCCGCGTTCACCTGCGGAACAAGACCGGGAAGAAAGCCCTTCACTGGAACGAAATTGAGCTTCCCGTCCTCGATGCTCCAGGTGCAGTTCTGTTGCTCAGCCAGCGTCCGAAGCACGTCGCGCGTCTGCGCGTGGACGGTCTTCGCATCCGGGGCCGCATTGTTCTGGAAGTCCGGCTTGAACCCGGCGGTGATGCCAAAGGGCGCCAGGTCCTTAAGACAGTGCTGGTAGATATCGTCAGCGGTATAGCCCTTGCCGATCGTCCAGCTCGAGGTGGACCAGCCGAAGGCCTTGTCACCGTCCTGCGCCTGGATGTCGATGAAGGTGTCAGTGGCTGACTCCTTGCCTCGGCGGACCATGGTGATCTCGCCGGTGAAGATCTGAGCGATGTTTCCTTCGTATCCAGCGCTTAGCTTGACCGACGTGAACTCATTCTGGATCAGCTTCGCGAGCGCATCGGATACGTTGAAGACCCTCGCCTCCAGCGTCTTGAGCGTCTGTACCGTGGCGTTCTTGACCTCGAACCTGACATGCAGATCCGACAGGTCAAAGGCCTGAGTCTGATTGCCCACGATCAGCGAGCATGCCCGAAGGTACTGCTGCGTCACGGCGTCACCGCGTACAGATGCGACTGTGTTCCCAGGTTGGCGAACGTCGGAACTGCGTCAGGGTCGCCGTCGGTGGCTACCCACAGTTGGAAGCCAAGGCGGAGATAGCCGAACTGCCCCAGCAGGTCGCATCCGGTGACCAAAGCGAGTCCCTGCACCAGCGGGTTGCTATTGGCGTCGGCGATGTCGAGCACCCATTCCGACGCAGCGTCCCGCCAGATCAGCGTGAAGACATAGGTGACGTTGAGGATGAGAACCTGGAAGGACTGAGCCTGGCCCGATAGGGGGATCTCGAACGTACTCACGATCCGCCACCTAGGAATCCAGCAAACGAGGAAAGCACGCTTTGTGATACCGGCTTAGGCTGGACCGTTCCCTTATTCACCACTGGCGCGGTTTGCTCGGGGCTAGCCTGGTTTGCCGGGTCAACCTGGACCTCTTGCACATTGACGATGAAGATCTCTTTGAACGTCACCGTGACGCTGAGAACGTTTTCCGTGCTCTTGTCGGTGATCTGCTCGATCGCCTGGATAAGCATGTTGCTGTAGGGACGCTTGCCCGTCTGAAGGACAAAGGGCTGGCGTGAAGCCTGTAGAGTCAACAGCTGGTTGTAGATGTCCACCGGATCGGAGCTGATGATGCCGCCGCCAGTGATATCGAAAATCGCCCCGCTATTGCTCCACCCATAGCGAGCCGTAACGACCGCCTGCAGCTTGTAGGCATGGTCAGTGATCGCCGCGCCGTTCTGGATCGGATGCTCGGTGATTGCCAGTTCGTCGCGCGCCCGTTCCTCGATCGTGCACTGCGGGATGATCGTCCCGATGGATCGGCTGGTGCGGAGAAGGATGTCCTCCACGGTGCCAGCAATGACGAGTCCGAGCGAAGAAAGGATGCTCACATCGCCGCCGTGGTCTGAAAGTTGCGGACAAGCCGCTGGTTCACCGAGTCCTGCTCGCGACCGACTGCCGAGGCCGTCTCCTGCGGATTACCCGGGCCGTAAACGTTGATCGTTGTCTGCGTGCTCAGCTGGGCGCCCGCGGCTTGCTGGTACTGGGCATCGCTGTACGGGTTGCGTCCCTGCTCGTGGAGCGTGATGGCCTGCATGAGCTTTGCCTTGGTCGCCACGTCGTTGAGGTTCAGCTGCGCATCGGGGCTCACCCCAAGACGCCCAGCGACGTCCGCGATATATGCCGGCGTGTTGTTCTCACTGGACGGCGCGTACTTGGAAATGATGTCGCGGATGGTCTGGAGCTTCTGGAAGCCCGCGGCTCGAGACTGGCCATTGAAGTACAGCCCCAGCTGATTGCTTAACGCGTTCAGGCCTTCCTGCGGTGTGGCGTAGGAACCGAATGTGCCTCCGGGCCCAGTGCGGAGATTGCCCGGGTTGTTCTGCCGGATACCCAATGGCTGAGAACCGTCCGCCGGTGCAGGCGCACCAGGCTGACCATGCTCGTAGGGCTTGCCGGTGATCTGGTTCCAGATCTGCGACGCGGCATTGCCGAACGCCGCAGCGTCCTTCTTGGCGTCAGGCGTCATGCCCGCATCAACGCTAGCCTTGAGCCATTGGAAACCCTTCGAGTAGGCCGCACCGACCGCATCCCTCGTTCCCTGGGTCTTCTCAAGAACCCACTGGACGGCCTTGCTGCCCTCGACAGCATGGACCACCTTCATCACCCATTCGTAGGCTTCTTTGACCGCCTCGGTGAGTTCGTGCCAGCCTTCGACGATATGTGGCCATGCGAACTTGGCAATGGCCCACAGATTGTTCAGGCCGTCGCCAATCATGTCGATGCCAGCCTTGGCAAGGTCGATCTCAGGCTTCCACTTGCCCCAGTCGATCAGGCTCTTCCCGCCCTCCTTCCATACCTTGAAGTCATCCCAGAGAAGCGCGATGGCCGCGGCGAGCGCCCCAATCCAAACGACTGGACCGCCCAGGATGATAGCCATGCCAGCGACCAGACCCGCGACCCACTCCGCAACCGTCTTGATGTTGTCCTTGGTCGAAGCGTCGATCGAATCCCAGCGGTATTCCAGTTCGTTGAGGATGCCGATGATGCGCGTACCAACGACCGTGCCAAGAACTTCGAAGTTGGCCTTGAGGTCGCGCAGGCTGATGTTGAACTGGTGGTACAGCTCTGTTGCCTTGGTGACGTCCAGGCCGTATCGGGCAAGGATCTGCTTGTAGCGATCACTGAACTCGTCGGTGCCTTTGATGAGCGCCTGGAGCGTCTTCTCGTCGATGCCGAGGACGTTGGCGCGAGCATAGGCCTGGGCGTAGGGCATCGAACGGAACAGCTTGCCCAAGTCTGTAAGGAGAACCGCCGTGTCCCGCAGCTCTCCATTCGCATCGCGCGTCTGGATGCCCCACGACTTCAGCAGGCTCTCGCCGCCGGGATTGATGCGCAGGAACTTGGCCAGCGCTTCGATCGAGCCGCGCGCGGCGTCCGATGAGCTGCCGAGGTTGTCGGCAGCGAATCCGAGGGCCTTGATGTTCTCGGCGGATGCCCTGGTGCGCTGGCTGGTGAAGTACAGCTCTTCCAGGCCGTTGGCCATCTTTGTCACGCCCGCCATCACGGCGGTCGCGGTGGCCACGGCAGCGACGCCAAGCGCAGCTACCTCTTTGGAGACGTTCTTGACGCCGTCGATGAACTTGCGCTCGCCGGACGAATCGACCTTGTAGCCGAGAGAGACCAAAAACTCTCTGATCACCTCGGTACTCATCGCTTCATCCTTTCCGCTTTGATTTCGTTTTCGGTGACCACGTCGATTGCATCATTGGCCCAGGCGATTGCCTCTAGGTCCAATGTCCCATCGATTAGGCTTTCCATCCGGCAATAGCCTTTGATCACCGGACGCATCAACCAATCCTCGCCATCAGGCAAGGAGGCCCAAACTACGCTGCCGCCGTCGGGGTACTCAGTAGGGACGCGGCGCTTCCTTGAAAAAAACCGCCGAGGTTCTCCGTGATCACCTTGGAGGCGATCTGGAGCATCACACCCATGTCGATGTCATCAAACATCTGCGCCTTGTTGACGAAAATGTTGGCCCACGTCGAACCCTGCTGCTGCCGCTGGACGCTTGCGAGGCAGGTGTCCAGGACATAGTCACAGTCCGCGTCGGACATGCCTGCTATGGCGTCGGCGATGGGCTGCAGGAACGTGGCGAAGTTGTCGGTCTTTCCCTGCGATGCCGTGGCCAGGCCGCCCAGAACCGGCGCCAGACGCCGGGCTACATGGAACTGCTGGCGCGCATTGAGCTTGCCGCTACGGTAGTGCTGGCCGTTGATCTCGAATTCCATCAGTACGTACCGAGGATCTGATCGATGAAGCCAGCGTCGAACACCCACTCGTTTGTGCCGCCGTCTTTGCCGTAAGTGTTCTTCGGCTGCTTCTTGAAGGCCACAGCACGACATCCGTCGTTGTCACCGCTCGCCGTGTTGTTGATCGTGATGATGTTGTTTCCCCACAGGGCGGACGACGTGCTCTGCAGGTCGTACATCGCCTGCAGCTGGGCGTTCACCGGCGAGGTCTTCAGGAGGCGAACGGTGACCGTGCCGGACTTTCCTGCATGCAGGCTGTGCATCGGCGTGCCGTCGGAACCAACGGTCATCGTGTTCTTGTCCTCGGTCATTTCGATATCGATACCCTCTTCAGCAGTACCGGCACCGTTGCCGAGATTGAACGAACCGCCAGGACCCGTAATGGTCGCCTGGACGTCGAGAAAACTATAAGCGCGGCCCATGGCGGCTCCTTAGCGGTTGACGGAGATGAGAACGTTGGCGAAGTGCACGGCGCCGGCGAGCTTGACGGCGACCTGTGCGGTCGGTGCCTTGCGCGCCTCGCGGTCGGCCTGGCTCTGGCTGGCCACCGGCGGCATGAAGACGTAGTAGCCCTTGGTCAGGGTCTGGCCGGTAGAGATCGCGCCAAAACCCGGTGCGTTCCAGACACCCGGCGCCAGCAGACCGTTGTTGACGCCTTCCTCGCAGGCCTGCTCGATCGCTCCTGCGATCTGGTTCGTTCCGGCATCGGTTTGCGGGATCTTTGTCGGGCTCGTGTACAGCAGGTTGTAGACGTTGGTCTGGACAGCGTTCTGCAACCAGTCGAGGCCGTGGCGCTCATCGAAGAAGTCGCCGCTGCACATCACGCCCTGCTGGACGATGGCCGTGGCGTTGTTGAAGTTCACGAAGACATTGCAGTCCTTCGCGTCGATGGTTGCCGCCTGGGTCTCGTTGAGAGTTTCCGGCGTAACCGTCGGCTCCTGCTTGAACTTCAGGGTGATCGTGCTGTTGTTCGCGGTGAAGTCGACCGTGAACGCGCGGCCATAGAGCGACGCGGCTGCATAGGGGCTGCTGCTCGAATACTGGATGAAGGTCCGGCCAAAGTTGGCCGCCGACAGCTTCGAAGCCAGGTCGGTCGTCTGGGTCGGATCGAGAATGGCGCTGGAGGACGACGTGATGCCATAGATGCGGCTGGGCGAGGCGGCCTCGATATAGGTGGCAACGGCGATGTGGTCGTTGTCCACCACCGCCGCATCAGCCACCGTCAGGCCGTACCAGTCGCCGAAGGGCGCGCACGCCAGCACGCCCGCCAGTAGGGTCTCGGCGACGATGCCCTGGACCGGCACGGAGGCTACACCAGTGACCAGGCCCATCAGGCCTGAAATGTCCGTGCCCGATCCCGGATTGCTTCCGTAACTGACGCTTGAGGTTGCACCGGTGGTCGAACTGACGACGTCGAAGCGGTTGAAGCTGGCGTTCCAGGTGACCGTCGCGGCGCCGGCGAGAGCGGTGGTGACCGCCGATGCCACACCGTTGAGATTGGTGACCGACGACAGGTTGATGGCCGTCAGCGTCTTCAGCGTGCCGTCCACGGTGACCTTCAGGCCGCCGGAGCTCACCGCGGTGAAGTTGGCGATCGCCTGCTGAGCTGCGGATAGGACGCCACCATGGAGCACGCCCGAGGTCGCAGTCTTGGCCCAGCGTCCGATATACAGAACCGACGGTTGCGGCGACTGCGAGAAGAACAGGGTCGCGGCCAGGTATTCCGGCGCCGTCGAACCGAAGTCCGCAACGACACCGGCGATGGTCGTGTACTGCCTGACTCGCTCGTTGGTGTCGATGACCGCCGACGAGCCGAGAATCAGAAGCGCACCGAAGTTCCGTACAGCCGCTGCAAGTGGATTGAGCGTGACCTGTACGTTGACGACGTCGCTGACGGAAAGACCTTTCGACATGGGGATGCTCCGTTAGTCGTGAGAATCCGTGCCGATCTCGAAAGGAGCCGACAGGATGTTGAGAATGGGATAGCTGCGCTCCACCTTTCGGCGGAATCGGATCGCGACGTCATAGCGCCGGATCCACTGCTGGTTGACGATTTCGGCAGCCGCGACGGGCTTGCCTACGTCGGTCACGGTCATACCCTGACCGGTCAATTGCTCGCGGTTCTGCGCGATGTACAGGCCGTCGCGCATGAGCTTGGCGAAGGACATGCTGTTCGGTCCGTAGAAGCTGGCCAGGACGATCAGCGTTTCATGGACGGCGTAGTTGTCATGGCCGTCACCGGTGCCGTCATGGATCTCGACCGGATAGTCATCTGGGTCCATGTTGGTCACGCCAATGGCACACCAGTTAACGGCGGGCTCCGGCTGCTTCGGCACTGTCGGTTGCCAGCGCGGGCGGACCATGTCGCCGGGCAAGCCCGTCACGCCAACAACGACTCCCTGCAGAAGCGCATCAAGCGCGGCGTCTTCCAGAGGCGCAGGACTGCCCGCCGGCAGGATGTAACCGCCGGTGGAGGAGTCATTGGGCATGGATCAGCTACCGGAGAGTTTGACGGGCGTGCACAGCGCGACCGTGAAGCCAGGGCCGTACGTGGTCCAGTCAGAGATGTTGAAGACGGTGAACCAGCTGCCGTTCCACTGGACCTGATCGGCATCAATGCCGTCGGCGCCAGCGGTAAGCGGAAACTTCGAATGGACCATGATCGATCCGGTGACGTACGACCCTTCTGGAAACCGCTTGAGGATGTCGCCCTGGTCGTTCGTGACCACACCCGAGAACGGCGTGTCCGTCGTAGTATTGGTGGCGATGCCACCATTGCTGACGGTCTGTACGCCTCGACGGCACACCAGCGATCGATCGACAAACTCGCGCGATGACAGCACGCGAGTCACGTTGAGTCGTGGCATGGGCTACTTCTTCCGCAGAACGTAGGTAATGGCGTTGCGCAGTGATCCGGTGTCGATCAGTGGCGTCGTTCCGGTGCGTCCACGCCGGCGGCGTGCCGCCAGTGTGGACAAGGCCAACTCAGGTGCAATCCCTGAATTGATCTTCGCCTTCACCGAGTTCGAAGCAATGATTCCTGCCCTGTGCAAGGCCTTGTCGGCGGCCTGCGCGTTACCATCCATCGCATCGTCCGCGCCCTTCTTTAGCTCGTCCGTCGCTGCCTTCTGAGCCGACTCCACGCCAGGCACGAGGAACGGACGCGCCGGCAGGTTGTTCACCGGCGATCCCGTCTCCTGGATATACCCAATCGTCGCGTTGTTGATCGGCTCGCCGTCTTGGCGCTCGGTGGTGGATGCCGGGATGCCGATCAGGACCTCATTCGACGCAAGCTGCTGGATCGACCGCAGGACAACCGACACGTTGTCCTTGGTCATTTTCACGCCCATGGCTTAGAACTGCCGACCGCCGGCGCCTATCATCCGGGCGAACTGAAGGTACTGGATGCCATACCGGCTCATGTTCCAGAAACCGCCATCCGTGAGGCTGACGGTGCTGGGGTCATAGCTGACCGATACCTTATCCACCGCCTTGGCCGACGTGGCGCCGGTGACCTCACCAGGCGTATTGCCATCGGCGACGTCTTCCGAGGCGAGAGCGGCAAGCACCAGGTGATGGCAGGCGAACAGCTCCTGTCCCAGCACCCACCACGCACCCCAGAGATCCTCTGGGAGCGTGACGGCGGCAATGCCCAGCCACAGATTAACGCCCGAGTCTGGATACGCAGTGGTATCCGTGAACTCAGGGAAGTCGGTCCGTAGCTGGTCGGCGGTGACGGTCATTTCAGCTCTTGGCCGGAGTCTTGGCAGCAGCAGCGGCGGCCTTGGCAGCAGCAGCGGCCTCAGCCTCTTCGTCCGTCTGGGTCACCCCTTCCGGCACGTCCGCCGAGTGTGCCTGCGTATACCAGTGCTCGGCAATCTCTTCCTCCAGGCGCTGGATGCCCGCCACGATCTTCTCTTCGACCAGCTGACCATCTCGGACGATGGTCAGGGTGAAGGCCTTCACGATGTTGACGAGTTTGCTGGCCATCAGATGCCGTCCACGTAGTTGATGGTCTCGGGGTACACCACTTCCACCACGCCCAGGCGGCCGAAGTAGGTGGTCAGCTGGTGGATGCCGCGATATTCCAGCGGGGTGCGCTGCAGCGGGACCAGCGGGAAGCGGACCAGGTTGCGGTCATTGGTGTAGGCAACCATGCGGTCCTTGCCGGAAGCGCCGCGGCCCGTGAGCCACTTCAGCGGCTGAACGTCCAGCGGGCGGCCATTGATGCTGTTGCAGATGGAGTTGTTCTTGATGAACTCCAAAATGCTGATATTGCCCGCCGAGCTGATCAGCGTGCTGACCAGGTAGGAGAACTTCAGCGGGGGGAGCAGCAGCTTGTCCGGGCAGCGAGCAAAGCCGGATGCGGCCCAGTTCGCCTGGAGTTCGGCGTTGACGTCCGCCAGAATCTGCAACGGCGTGGTGGTGCCGTTCGTCCAGTTGCCGGTCACGGCGTTGGTGACGGTCACACTGGTGTTGTTGACCAGTCCGGAGAAGCCCAGCGTGGTGTCACCGATGTAAACCTGCTCATCGATGTCCATGTTGTACTTCAGCTGCAGGCCTTCGTACTTCTGCTGGTCGACCGGGCGGCCGAGCTTCTGTGCCGATTCCAGCTCGGGGATGGTCCATCCCAGCTGCTGGCCCCAGAGGGTCAGCGGATTGGCCGTCTTGCCGATGTCCAGCTGAATGCCGGTGATGGCATTGGCGTCTTTGCCGATCCAGCTCTTACCACTGGGCGAAGGACCGCCGGCGGCAGCGAACGTGGAGTTCGTGAAGCTCGACACCTCATCGGCGATCGAGACGTCTTCACGCAGTTGGATGTCACGGCCCCAGGTCACGGCGGCCAGCGGCATGTGAAGGGTCTGGTCCAGACGTTCCAGCTCGCCGATCAGGAACGAGCCCGAGCTGTCGATGGTGGCCGCGTCGAAAGTCATCAGACTATCGCGCGTGTAGGCGCGCTTCACCGAGCGCGGCAGGATCAATTCTTTCATGTGTTCGGTCTCCGAATCGCGCCCACAAAAAAACCGCCCGGAGGCGGTTTCAGTGCGTGGCAGCTTGTGGGTGGGATCAGATGTTGTAGGCGATTTCGACGTTACCGGCGGCGTCAGCCGCACCCATGAAGGTGCAGTTGGCGACAACGATGGTGTTGGTGCTATCGGGAGCGGCTTCGATGCCACCGATGGGCTTGCCAGCAGCGGCAGCGGCGACGCGGACGTACACCGGACCGTTCAGCGCGGCAGTGCCGGCGTTCAACTGCACCGTGGCATAGCCGCGGCGCAGGACGTTTGCCGGACCAGTGGTCGGCGGCACAGCGGTGCCGAGGCCTTCCTGGCTGGAGTTGGACGGGAACGGCTTCACCAGCAGGCCATAGATGGCCGTGGCAGCATCACCGGCGCCAACCGGATCGAGCTTGCCACTGACGATCTTGCCGAACAGGCCGAAGCCAACGAACGGAGCGGCGGAATCGAACGGGACCGTTTCGATGGTCTTGTTCTCTTCGCGAGACACCATGCCGGGAATGCCCGACGGCATGCGGAAAAGGTAAGCAGTCATAGTCGGAGATTCCTCAGCGCTTGGAGTAGTACTCGCGATTGCGAGTGTTGATGTCGGACACGGACGTCTGGCGACCGAAATCCTTGGTGGAGATGCTGGCGCGGTGGTTGCCGTCGTTGTTCTTGGCGCGCATCACGTTGGCGGCGCCGATGAAGGCTGCGTTGAGCACGGCCAGCGGGAGCTTGCCGAAGTTCGCGGCATGACCGCCCAGGAAAGGCGTGATGGCTTCGCGGCCAGCGTCGGTCTGGTAGGCCGCATCCAGAGCCTTGCGCTGGCACTTGCACAGCGACAGGGCGCGCTGGGCGTCCGTGGTCTTGGCGTCGAAGGTCGGGATCTTGGTGCCCGGCGCGAGGATCTCGGCCAGGGCCGGAATGTTCTTGGCGCTGTCGCCCGTGTAGAGCTTCACGCCCGCATCGCTGAGCTTGCCGGCGGTCTCGGCGCCGATGACGGTGTCCATGGTCTCGTCACCATCTTCGTCATCGTCCTGGTCGTCGCCGCCTTCGTCCTTGGCTTCGATCTTGTCCAGGCGTTCGTCGATAGCGGCCAGGCGATCGAGAACGCGCTTGAAGCCGTCCTCGGTCTTCTTGTCCTTCTTGTCCTTGTCGTCGCCCTCGGACTCTTCGTCCATGGACTCCGCCTCTTCTGCGATCTTCTCGACCTCGTCCGCGTCCTTCGCCCTGAAGGCGCGCATCAGGAAGTCCGAGAACTTCGATTTCTTGGTGGGCTTTGCCATTGCTTCGTCTCCGATTGCGCACCGCGGGCCGCAACGGCCTCGTTCAACCAGTGCGACGTGGTTGCCTAGGATGTTGCGCTGTACCGCGCGCCCCGGTTGCTGCTGTTCGTAATCGGCTTCGTAGCCGTTGCTTACTTCTTCGATGCCGTCTTTCTGAATGGCGTCGATGGCTGCTCGATCAGTGATGAGCAGATCGGCGAACATGAAGTCATCTTCGATGCCCGAGCCGCGCCGCACGTTGGACATGGTCCCGACGGCGTGCTGTTTGATGTTGTCCGGCGTGACGAACTCGTCGGGGTGACCGAGCGTGACCGGCTTGCCTTCGAAGCTGGCGATGGTCTCCGCGCGGAACAGGTCTTCCGGTCCGCGCGACACGCGGATCAGCTTGTCCGGGCCGCCCGTAATGGACTCTCCATCCTCGCCTGCGATCTCGCCCTCTGCGTAGAGCATCTCGCCCGTGCGCGCCACGGGCACGTCCAGGCATAGCAGATATCCCTCAGGCGTCAGCGAGCGCTTCTCGCCAAGCTTCGACACGGTGTAGTAGCGCGACGCGCCCGCCGTGTTGAAGTCGGTGGTCTTCGTGGTCATGAATTACTCCGGCAGAACCGGCTCCGGGTAACACCGGCAGTTGTAGATCTGCCCGGCGTGCGTGGTCGTGCCATCGGAAAGCGTCGGCGGTGAATCCCACCGGACGAATTTCCCGTTCATTTGCTTGTGGCTGTGGCGCACATCCGAATCACCGGAAGTGCGCCAGATGTAGCCCTCTGACCCGACGTGCTCAGCGCGCGCCTGGGTCAGCGTTGAGGCTGTGCGAGCCACCTCGGTCCGTGCAATCAGGTTGGCGCGACTCGTGGCCACCTCCCCCGATCGCGCGATCTCCTTGGCGAACTCGCTGGCCCGGGTCGAGTCCTCAAGGCCCTTGATCGTCAGTTCGTGCACGCGCTGCGCCGCCTCCAAAGGGAGCGACTTGATCAGCGTCACCTGCTCAGCCAGCAGTGCCTGGAACAGCTCGCCAGTGGGAGCGGTCTGGATCTCCCGCCGAAGCTCACGCGACATCTCCGCGGCGAGGTCCGACCAGGACTGGCGATCCCTGGCGTCCACCTCCGTCAGCATCCGCGTGGCCGTGCGTGTCGCCCAGCCCGTCAGTGCCTCGGAGTACTTCTGCATCATGTCCGTGATCGTCGGCACCGCCGCCGGGTCACCTGCAGGGAAGGCATCGATCAGATGCCCAACCTGCTGTGCTACGCGCCTAAGCTGCGCGGCGTACTGGATCTCCGCTTTCCGGCTTCGCACCTTCCCCCGGTTCTTGCGTCGATCCGTCGTCCGGAGGCGTTTCAGTGACGTCCGGAAGAGCATCTTCAGCCTCGTTGATCAGGTCGTCGGTGATGTTCGTCCAGTTGCCCGTGACCTCGCTGGACTGCTTCAGCTCCTGCAGGGCGGTCTTCTGGCTGATCAGGCCGGCGTCGTACGCATCTAGCACCGCGGCGGTGGTCTTCTGGTTGATGTCAGCCTTCTCGGTGTCGGACATCTGCTCGAGCGAATTGAACTCGAAGCCGAAATCGTCAGGCGGTGCAATGCCGAGTTCCGACCGGCACACCACGTCCAGGAGCTTGGTTACGCCAGGTCGCAGACGACGCTCCTGCTTGGAGGCGACGCCCTCGTGGTACTGCTTCATTTCTCCGCCGCCGTCGGAGTTGAGGCCGGTTGGAGACTGTCCGAACAGGCGTGTCAGCGGTGTTTCCGCAGCGCCCGATAGCTGCTGCCCGAACTGGAGCAAGACATCATCCAGGCCGGCAAATGTGTACTGGTGCGCGTCGAACTCATCTTCCGAGTCCAGCAGCGTCAGCCCTTCATTCGTCTGGAACCGGCGGATCATGTCGATGTTCTTGGTCAGCGCATCCATCGCCGGGCCGCCCATCGCAATGATCTCGCGCAGGCCTTTCACCTTCACCGTACGCAGGTGGGCCTTGTAGACCAGCTGCGCCGCGCCCTGTGTCGTGCTGTCGAAAGCCAGCAGGCGATCGAATAGACGCTCAATGACCGACTGGCCCCATAGGTTCTCGGCGATCTTCTGCCAGTACGGAAGGTCGACACCGTCCACGCGAATCACGCGGCTGTGGTGGATTCGCTGACGCTTCAGCGCCATAGAGTCCGCCACCACGTCGTAGAACTCAGGCATGCCCATGTCAGGGCCGTACTCTTGGATCAGCAGGTTCAGCGTCGGCTGAACCAGCCAGCGATCGAGGACCAGAAGGCCTTTGAACTGCCCCTTCCCGATGGAGTCCAGGTTGAGCGGCGTATCCATCTTCTGGCCGTCGATCAGCATTACAGCGATCGACCCGCCATAGAGGCGCGCCCACTTGGTGTTGTCGCAGAGACGGTCCCAGAGGTGCATCCGCTCGAAGGCGGCGAGAATCTTGGTCTGTTGCTCCGGCTTGAGCGACGTATTCAAGTCGATGCCGGCGCGCGTCATGTCCTCCGCAATGCAGTCGACCACGGCGCCAACGATCCAGCTGGAGCGATACATCGCCTCCATCTGCACGCGGTTGCGGCTGATGAAGTCGAAGCCATACCCGCCAGCGGATGACTGGTTGTTCGTGCCGATACCGACCCGAGCTTCGAAGTTGGCGAAGCTATCGCCCACCATGAAACGCTTGCCTGACCCGGCGACAGCCTGCGCCTGAACCTTGGCAACCTGCGCTCGGCGCTGACGGTTCTTACTCATGAGGCCAGTTTGGTCCAGACATCCAGCGCACTGGCGCCGGGGTTGAATTTGATCATCACGGCGTCAGCCAAGTTCGGCGACCTGGTGCCTTCCGGCGCCTTGTCGATCACGATCTTGCCGACGCCATTGATGGTGTAGGTGGGCTGCGACAGCTCCATGATCAGCTTCTGCAGCAATGGCAGGCGGCTGGAGATGGAGATGATGCTGTCCGGGTCAACGGTCATGCCCTCAACGACGGCGCGATAGGTCTGCTGGAACCGGATGCGCAAAGCCCACCAGGACTGCGCCTTGCGGTTGGCGAAGAGATCCTTGTTCTTCCGCTTCTGCACCATCTGGCCGTCCGGGTCATGGACTTCACCCGAACCGCGGAACGGTTCGGCGCGTCGTTGCGGTTCGCCCCGCTCGCGCCGTCCTTCATTGATCACTCGTGCATCGCCGCGCGCGCCGGCGCCAAGGCCGTCAGCGTCGTAGTCGAATGCCGGATAGTCGTTGGCGTCGCACAGCGCGAAGGCCTGCTGCACCGTGCTGAAGATGTCTCCGCCCTTGCCGGACCACTCTTCCAGCACATCCAGAAGGATGCCCTGTCCGCCGGCGAAGGCGTTCTTGTCGTGACCCTCGTCCGCCACATCGAGCGAACCGCGGGCCAAGCCTGTGATCGGGATGCCGAGCTTGGTATGCGCATCGATCGCTGCCTGCACCCAGGCCGACGGAATCACCACGCCCTCCACCGAGGCGGCGTAGTCGATGTCGACTTCCTGGGCCAGCGTCACCGGATCGAGCTTCTGACGCTGGCTTTCGTACCAGGCCTCATCCTTGCGCGGATCGTCGCGCCAGTGGAACGTGAAGACCTTTGTCTTGCCGCTGAACCGGCGATTGGCAAACGAGTTGCCACGACCGTTCGGCGTTGAAATGTCCTGCCGGCAGTTCGTCGTCGCGGAGAGCGACGCGTCCACCAGCTGCGGGCGGGCCAGAAAAGCGGACTCATCCACGATGTAAAAGCTTGACCGACCGCCGCGACCAATACCGTCGCCCGCCTCGCCAGTCATGATCGAGCCCGTCTCCGGGAACTGGATCTTCATGTACGAGGCATGGGCACCGCGCTGCCAACCGCCGCGGAACTCCACCGGCAGACCGGCCAAGAACATTCGCGCCTTCTCGAACAAGGAATCCGGGTCGCCGATGACGTCGACGTATTCCTCCTTGCGCGATCCGCATCCCACGGTGATTTGTGGACGGAACAGGCATACCGTGCAAGCCAGCGCCATCGTGAGCCACGACATGCCCATGTCGCGGGTCTTCTCGGTGATGCCGTTCTCTTGCTTGACCCATCGCTCCAGGAACCATGTCACCCACTCTTCCTGTTTCGGGAACAGAAGGAATGGAATGGTCGATGGCAGGCCGCGCTCCGGGTTTCGCGGGTCGAACGTCACACCCCAATCGATGATGAACTGGGCCGGGTTGTCTCGGTAGAACGCCTTCAGTGCAGGCAGCTTGTCGGGCTGCTCGCGGATCCGCCTCAACCGCTCCATCCGCCATTCGAACACCTGGACGTAATCCGGGTTCTTGAAGTCGAACGGAAACGGGATCGGCATTAACTCGTGCCGGCCATCAGCTCCTGGTAGGCCTTGGCCGCCTCTATGGGATTGGTAGGCATAGCGCCCGGCGGAGGAAGCGTCACTTCCACCTTCTTCGAATCGGCGATGTTGTAGGCCTCGCGCTCAAGCGTGATCAGCTTGTGCAGCGTGTCGCCCAGGTCTTTCATCACTTTGGTTCGACCGCCCAGTGAGATGGCGGCTTGAAATGCCTGCCAGCGCTTTGTCTGCGCAGCGCTCTCCTTCTCACCTTCCGATGTATCGAGAAGCAGATCAGCGAGTTTCTCGTAGAGATCCTGATTGCCAGTCTGGTGCGTCAGCTCATCAAGCAGCGACATGGCGAGCGCCCGAGCACGGCCAATGTCCTTGCGATGAGCCAACCGGACATTGGCGATGACCTCGGCGTTCGCCTCAATGATCGCCTTATCGGTTACCGCACGCTCAGCGGTAACCTCGCTGGTAACCGTGCGACTGGTAACCAGCGCTTCGGCCTTGGCCTTGATCTTGGCGCCAAGGTCTCGCGTCCAACCGTCGCGCTTGGCGCGCTTGGCGATGGCTACATGGGAGACGCCCTGAGCTGCGCCGATCTCTCGCACCGACAGCAGGCCGGCCCGATAGTCGGATTCAACGCGCTCCCAGTCGGTTACCTTCTTTCCCTCAGCCATACATCACTTTCCGAGCGACCTGATCGCATCCAACTGCTTGTTGCACTGGATCAGGGCGTCCTTGCGAGCCCGGGCAACCCTGACGGCTTCCTTCACCAGCAGCAACTGAGGCTTCTCGACTGGGCACGGCTTCGTCAGCTCAGCGGGGACGGACACATACTGCGTGACGGTCTGCGTGACGACCGTAGGCGTCACCGGGACGATGGGCTTGGTCTGCTGGGCGCAGCCGTACTGGGCCAGCAAGGCTACGCACACGACCAGCAGCACTACGGTGCGAATCACCCAGTGCCTGATCATCAGTAGTCGCTGAGAGCGGGACACAGCTCCTCCTTCAGCGTGCCTGCGCATGCTGCGGTGGTTGATGCCTGCTTGAATTTGGTCTGCCAGGCGGCAGCATCGGACTGGGCTGAGGCCTTGTCCTTGTTCAGCTGCTCGATGGCGGCTTCGACTTGCCCCTGCTGGATCGCGGCCTTCTGCTTCTCTAGTTCGGCATTCGCGTTGACCTGCTGGAGCGCCTGGGCGGAGGCGTTCTTCTGGGCCGTGGCGTTGTCGAGCTCGGTATGCGCGTTGTCGATCTCGGTCTTGTCCGCTGCGGCCTGGAGCGCTTTGCCGTGGGCCACGACCTTGTCGTAGCCGTACCAGCCGAGGCCGATAAGCAGCATCAACAGAAGGCCATAAGCATAGAAACGAATGGGTATCCCCACGTCAGGCTCCAGGTTCCGCTTTGTACTTGAGACCGACGCCAGCGCCACCGCCTGCGAGCACGGCGCCGAGTCCGGTCCCATATGCCATGGGGTCAAACTGGTGATTGGCGATCACGTGCCAGCCAGCGAAACCGATGAACGAAACCACGCCGACAGCCCACAGGACACGTGCGACATCAGTGGTCTGGTTGTCCGGACCACTGAAGATGTGAAGGAGAAGGAGCTTCATTTGAGCTTCCCTACCTGCTGCAGCTCATGGATGTCTTCGGTGTTCCGCTGGGTCTGGACCTTCAGCGTCGCGACATCACTGGTGAGCTGCGGAACGTTGGCCATGGATGTGGTCAGCTGGTCGAGCTTGGAGTTCGTGACTGCCTGCTGGGTCTTGATGTCGGAAAGCGTCTGACCCTGCGTGGCCTGCGTACTGGTGACAGCGTTGAACACCCAAACCAGAAGGGAGCCGGTCAGCAGAACGACAATGCTGACAATCCACTTCTCGATCGGCCCTAGCTTGAAGTGCCAGTGGCCGTCGGGTCCGGTTTGGAGGTCCATAGGTTCAGGCGCCGTCATGCCACCACGCCGCCGGCTGAAACGTAGGCTGCACGCAGTGAGTCAAGGTTGTTCTCGTGCTGGCCGTAGCCAGCGCCTGGAAGGCTTGCCCAAATATTCTTCACAGCCGCGATGGCCTCTTCGAAGTGGCCTGCAACGACCAGGTTGAACGCCCGGCGCTCGTTGATCTGCTGGATGGCGATACGGTCCTGGCTCTCGGGACCGAAGCCGGGCAATCGAAGCTGATCGCGGTAGGCTGGCCAGTACCGGCGAAGCAGCTGGTAACGACCTGAAGCACTGCTCACCGACGGGGGCGACGGATAGAACCCATCCGCGTACGGGTGACTGGCATAGCTGTGGAACAGCAGCGGCTGCTCGGGGGTCGCACCTTGCAACACGTTGTAACCGTCGTCGCTCTTGACCAGCAGTTCCGCGCCGATCTCCGACAAGGCCAGCATGTCCAGGAAGGCGCAGACGTTGATGCCGCCTGCGGCCTTCGGCGAGATGCGAGCCATCGATTTACTGAGCCGGCTGCTCGGTGCCGTCGGCGGCGGGCGCCGGCGCGGGCTCCAGGGAGGCCGTCTCGGCATTGAGCTGCTCGATCAGCGTTTGCAGATCGGCATTGGCCTGGACCACGTTCGGGTCATCGCTCGGGGAGGCGGACAGCTTGGCCGAGATGGCGGCCAGTTCAGCGGCCACGGCAGTCTTCAGCGCGGCGACGTTGTTGACGAGATCTTCGGATGCGGACATGACGCGTGACTCCAGATGGGCGAGCTGGTCCAGCACCGGCTTGTGAAACCAGCGGAGGAACCAGGTCATGGGAATTCTCGAAAGCCGCCGTTTGGCGGAATAAGCGGGCAGATAATCACTAGGAATAATTCCTACATTGATTATCTAAAGGTCATCCACAAATTATTAACGCCGCACCAACGCGGCGTTTCAGGACCTATATATGGCAACTAAGAAAAGCGGCGGCGGAAACAAGGGGCCGACAGACTTTCGCAACTCGAAAGACGGCAAGTTCGTCACTGAGGGCTATGCAAAAAAGCACCCTGCCACGACGGAGGGCGAGCACAATCGCAAACCGCCCAAAAAGTGATGATAAAAGCCCCGGTCAATTCCGGGGCTTTCTTCACTGGTAGCTGTCACTAGGCGCGAAGATACTCATTTTTTGATGGGTCTAACACCCACCAATCGCATCCACGAATTGTCGATGGGCTCGGAGCAGGCTCTGGCTACACAGTTCCGAAGTCCATTCGTATACGCGCTGCCAGTCATCGTGGAATGTCTTCCACTCGATCCCGCATGCTTCAGCACGTGCCCTGCTGCTGATCGCCTGATGCCCACTGCCAAGGCAGGACGGGCATGCACTGACCCGGCCAAGATCGGTGATCACAAGCGTTCGCCCGTGGCATGTCGGGCACAGACCTGCGCCCTGCATTTCCCGGATGACAGCCTTTCGGATCTTTTGATATCCGGGCGCAACGCACGGAATCTCGGTCTTTACGTGGACCAGCCGAGGCCACCGGTGCGAATGGGCCGAGGCATAGATACCGCGCGCGCGGTCGCCGCGCTGGGCGACAGCCAGCATGGCATTGAGCATTTCGTCCTCACGCCGCTGCCATTCCTGCCGCTGGGCGTCTGCCAGAACCTCGTGCAGATGATGCTCGGTCAGCTTGGCGCCATCCGGCCACCAGACTTGGCAAAGCATCTCGCGACCGATGCCATCCTCGACCATACCGAGGGCGGCAGCGATGTCCTGCGGCGTTAGCTCTGGAATTCCGCCGCTACCCACGTCGAAGCGAACATTCTTCGGGTTGAGCCGAGCCATCATTTTGCCTACGTGCATCTCACTTCCCCTTGTTCGCTTCGTTTATTGCCTGGCGCAGCTTGCGCTTGCGCCTCTTAATCTCTCGCCGCATCTGACTAGCCAGCCTCTGGTCTGCGCTGGCGCGCGCCTGCACGTGGATGGCCATGTGCTGCAGCTCGTCGTCAGTCATGGCGTGGATGACGATGGATTGGGCTGGGTCGGTCATGCTGCTTCGTCCTCAATCCGAACCCGCACGGCATACCGCTTGGGTCTGGCGATCTCTTGGGCATAGCGCCACTCGACAGCAGGGTCCCGGTCATCCACGCCAAGCCGGTCCGCGATCCCATCCCGCAGGCCCTTGCAGGCATGCTGCATGTTGTCGCCGTCCAGCATCTTTGGACCGATCCGGGTGATGGTCACGATGCACGGCACGGAGTGCTTAGGGACGGCAATGGCTGCGCGCCGGTGCGCCTTTGTCCGCGCCGCCCTCTTCGCCCAATGCTCGCGGAGATTGGCGACGGAGAACAGGCGAAGTGGAAGTTCGATCTCGATCATGCCGCCATACCCTTCACCGTGATGATCCCCTTGGCCAGCATCCGTAGATGCGTCCGGACCAGCGCGCGCACCGCGTAGAAGTTCCGGTCGGCCTCGTAGGTATCGTTGCGCTCTGCCGGTGTCGGGCTGTCGGTCCAGCGATTGCACTCGGAACAGCCATAGGCCGCCTGGAGGTCAGTCGGCTTGATACCGGCGCCACAGTCGCCAATCCAGCGGAAGTGGGTAAGGACGACGGTCTCCGGGTTGTAGTTGCACACGCCCGCGACATTGAGCGTGCAGTCCTCTCGCTCGGCGCTGCGCCGCGCTGGCGTCATCTTGGGGACGGAGCGCTTCATGCTCCGATCCTTTTGACCGTCTGGATGCCCTTCAGCACGTCATTCATACGGCCAAGGCACTCAGCCGCTGCGCTGGTCGGTGTCGGATGTCCAAACTCAGAGCGGATCTTGAAGTCCGCACCCGTGGCATTGACGTGCATCTCGATCGCCGCATGCCAACCATCATTCATGCGACCTACGCGGGGATGGCCATAGGCGTCCATCTCCAGGAGCATCTGTTCTAGGGTCGCGGCACCCATTCAGGCCCTCCTTCCTTCCGACCAAACAACGCCATGCTCAGCACCGAACGCTTGTGCCAAATCGATCAGTTCGCACATCTCGCCGATGCTCATCTGGCTGGTACGCTGCCCGAGAATGACGAAGCCGCCGTCAACGCCCTGGGCGACGCGCTGGTGCCGCTTCAGTCCGGCGCTGAGGATGTGCTTCCAGTCCTCCGGCTCGACGAACTGCATCGCCCCGTCAACGGCCCATTGGACCTGCCGGGAAATGTCCGTCAGCACTGCCCACATCTTGTCGTTCTGCTCCAACGACCGCGTGGCCTTCTTCTCGTCGATGCGGACGCGAACGGACTTGCCCTGAGAGAGCATCTCCGTGGCGTAGCGCCAGGCATTCGCCATCCGCTCGCGGGCGTGGTCGGAGTCGAGGAACAGAGTGCGCGGGGTCATCCAATGATCCCCACTCGGCGCGGATGGACAAGACCGGAGATCATCCCGTAGAGCTCGGCATCTGCCTTCGCACTGGCGAGGCGTGCTGCCCGCTGATCATCCGTCATGGCTCGCCATTGCGCTGCCACCATCTCCTGCCTGACACGCTCCGCCTGCTCTTCACGCATGCGACGCTCGTGGTCGATACGGGCCCGCTCCAGCAGAGCTTGGCTGACCCGCTCATCTCGACTTCCACGCAGTTTTGCCTGACCCATCACCCACCCCCCAGCTTCTTCATGCCAAACACGCAGGCGAAGATGATCGCAATGGCCATGATGATGGCGACGCGCTGGGCGAACTTCGACGGCTGGCCGCGGTACTGGTCTCCGCGCAGGCGCATATGCTCCAGCTCGCACTTCTCGCAGGTGTGGCCGTAGTACATGACCTCGTCATGCGTCAGGCGGGTTTCGCAGTGGGCGCAGCGCGGGGTCATGCGGCATACCTCATTGGGATAGCGTGGGTCCCGCGCGCGGCGTGCCAAGCGGCAAGCCAGTTGTAGGCGGTAGCACGGGATACGCCGAACTGGCGCATCACGTCGTGGAAGTTCGGGGCAGTCGGGCGACCATCGCACCAGTCAGCGAAGCGGATGGCCTGCTCGAAGGTGCTGCAGACGCCGGCAGTGAGTTCGTAGCGCTTCATGCTGCCCCGCCTCCGCCAATGCGCTTTAGCGCGGATGCGACAGCGGTCTTCGAGTCCGTGATCTGAAGACCAGGTTTTGCGGATCCCGCTTCGATGACGCGAGCAGCCTTCTCAGGCGACCCGATTAGCACCGGCGCCGGCTTGTACGAATAACCATTGAGCCTGTTGTCGGATTCGTGGCCGCCAACCAGGTACGGCTGGAACTCAGGGAGTTCGCGGCGCGCGCGATAGCCTTGGTAGCGCTTCTCGAAATCGCGCGCTTTGAACGGCAGATCGTCATCGTTGCACGAGCACAGCGCGTACCAGCCACCCATATCACTGATCACGGCATGGATGAGTGGGTCGTCGAAGGCCACCGAACGCATCTTTCCAACCGAGCCGATCGCCTTCTGAACCTTGCTCCAGGCGAGCATGCCCTGCGTCTGCGTCGATCCCTCGATCATCCGCATGATGTCGGCGACCTTCGGTGCGAATTGACCGCTGTCCGGGTTCTGGGCGTGCACGGTGAAGGCGCGCGACACGTCTTCGATGTCGAAGCGCTTCAGCGAATCCCAGAAGATGCTGAGCATGAAGTCGGTGGCGTCTTTGCCGTAGTAGGCCATGACGTCAGTGAGCAGGTCAGCGAAACGGGATTTGTCGGAATCGTGCATGTCGCTTGTCCTGGTCAAAGACGGGTTCGTGACGCGGGGGAATCGCCGTTGACCCAGGCGCTTGCCACTCGCTTGTTTCGGTCTTCGAGCTGTTGTTGCTTGTTGCCCAGTGGCGTGCGGTGACCTGTGGCAGAGGAATCCACCTTTGGCGCGTACAGGCCCTGCCAGCCGCACACGATGGCGTTCTCGATGACTTGCTTGGGGGTGAAGCCCTTGGACCGGAGGTCGTCAAGCTGGACGATGGACAGTTCAGCGGCGCGCTGGGTCATGGGTTTGCGAATCGACTTGCGGTGATCGACCCAATCGGACCAGAGGTCAGCAGGAAGCCAACTAGGCAGCACAACCTGAATCGCATCCGCGCCCTTTTGACGGTTGCTCTTCTTGACGGTTCTTGATGGTTCTTGATGGTTAGTGTGCGGCTGCTGCACCGGTTGGTGCGGGAGATGCACCGGTTGGTGCGCCTGCTGCACCGGTTCCGATGCGTCTGCCGCACCGGTGCGGGAAACGCACTGGTGCGCCTGCTGCACCGGTTGGACATAATCGGAGGGAGTTACAACGTAGGTCGTATGGCGACCATTCGTCCGGTCAGCGGCAAGAATTCCCTGCTGCTCTAGCCATGCAATGGCATCGATCACTGCCCGCTTGCTGAAGCAGGTACGGTCGCAGATGGTCGATATCGAAGGCCAGCAGAAGCCCTGATCGTTCGCGTTGTCCGCAAGAGAGATGAGCACCGACTTGGGAGTCGGCGGCATCTTCAGGGGCCAACACAGGGCCATGATCGTCGTGCTCATCTTAGGCCGCTGCCTTCATCCCCGGATCGTTCGGATACCACGGCTCCGCCATCCGTCCGGTCACTGAGCAACGCCTTTTGAGGCCCCGGAAAACGGAGCCGGCGGTTTCACACTCGGAGATGCGGCGACTAAGCATGTAGCGATCGAGGCCGGTCTCGCGGGCGAGCTCTGCCATCGTCCTGCCGGGGAATCGGCGGACGGCACTGGTCGTTTGTGACTGCTGGAAGGCACGCAAGCCGGTGGCATTGATCTCGGCCTCAGCGTCAGCCGAGGTGCTGGGATCAGTCGCACGCGAGGCTGGAGTCTCGATCAGGCGCAGGCGGCTGTCGCGATCCCAGTGGGTTTCGAGGCGAATGGTGTTCATGTCGGGTCACCTTCCACATCGTGGGCATAGCCCGTGGCGCGCGTGAGCCAGCCAGCATCAAGCCATGCGTCTGCTGATGCTTTGCGGGGATTGGGCGAAATGCGATACGAAACGCCGGACTGCGTGTTTGGTGTGAGCTTGCGCGCCAAGATCACATGCACGGTCTTCCGACCGTCGAAGTCGGTTTCAACGTGATCGCCAGCGCCAAGGTTTAGAGGTGCCTTGCTCATCATTCGTTGGCCGAAAGGATCGGATAGCCCTTGTAGGTCACCGTCGCGAGTGAGCGCTTGCCGGCGGACAGGTTGGTTACCTTGGCGTTGATGTCCACCCAGTCGGCATGCTTCAGGCGCACATTCGGCGGCTTCTTGTTCGCCAGCGCCAGATAGCGGCACACGTCGTCGAACTTGGCGAACAGGGCCTTTTGAGGTTTCGTCAGCTCGTAGTCCATGACCGACGAGCTATCGACCGCTGATGCGGCCACTTTGGCAACGGCATTCATTGGGCATTCCTCTCGTCAGCCTGGAACGGGGCGATTTCTCGCTGCTTCAGACGCATCTTCAGATCAAGCAATTCGTGGTCATCGACTCGGATCGAGCCGTCAGGCAACACGCGGCTGTCGTGCTGATGCGCGTCCTGGGTGCGGAAGTCGATGACGGTGTGCATTACTTCGGTTCTCTCTTGAGGCCCTGAAAAGGCAGGACCTGGGCCTGCGCGCTAGGCAGCAGAAAACGACGGCGAATCACTTCTTTCGAAAGCTGGAGCGCGGCCTCTTCAACGGAGATGCCGCGCTCTACTGCTACGGCGCGAATGCGCTCGTGTTCCTTGGCGGTCAGAAAGACCGTTGAGTCATCAATCAAAGGGCCTCCCCGGGACCTCGAATGGGTCCTTCAAGCAGCGCGCTTCGTTTCGGTACTCTGTTCAAACATCGCAAGGCCCTGGAGAACAAGGTCGCGAAGCAGCACGGCGGGCTGACGTTTGTTGAGTCGAGCCAGAACGGCGACCAGCTCGCGCTCGTCGTCGTTGAGGCGAACCTTGATCACCTTGTTACGCAGGTGGGTCGGGTCTTCGTATGACATGAGTCAATCCTTTGGAGAATCACTTGGCAGTGGGTATGGGTGAAGCTGGTGTTGCGGGCACAGCGAAGCAGCGGTCAGGCCGCTTTCTTTCGTCTCGACGTGTGCGCTTCGGCGTTTGCCGGCGCGTCCCAGGGAAACGCCGGGAGCGTCACGCGGCGGTTCACTACCTTGCGCGTGGCGTATTCGATGTTCGCGGCCAGCTCAGGACTGGCGGTCTTGTGACCGGCGGCGAGCTGGCAGAGGTAGTACGGAGACACGTCGCAGAACACAGCTATGCGACGCAGCTCCCTGCCCTCGCGAAGAAGTTTGCCGTCGTGTGCAACGAGATAGGTTTTCAGGTCCATGGCCCATAACATACCTCCGAGGTATTGCTATATGCAAGCACCATTTACCTTGGTGGACATTTACCCTAAAGGTAAGGCCATTGGACCATGGTCTATATGATGGATATCAATGAAATCAGGCACCGGAACGTCCGGATGCTCGTGGCCCAGCTCGAGGACGCTGCCGGTAAGAGCGGCGACCGTGCTGGCGGCTTGGTCATGCTCGCGGCAAAACTGAACAAGGCCGCGCCTCAAGTGAGCCATTTCGCAGCCGAGAAACCTACGAAGAACATCGGAGAGAAGATCGCTCGCGAGATCGAGGACGCATTTGGCCTCGAGCGGGGCTGGCTAGACTGGGCCCAATGGGCGCCGTCACCAGGTGAAGGTCCGTCGCGCTCCATGAGATTCGATAGGGAGATGCTTGAGGACGTAATCTCAGTCCTGGCGAGACGAGCAAAGTTGGCGGGCGTGGAGTTCGATCAGCGCCCTATTCTTGAGTTCGCCGAAGTCTATGAGATGAGGTCCGCAATGCCGACCGAAGTGCTCACACCACAGAACGCGCTTTCTTTGGCGTTGAGCTTTAAAAGCAATACGCCACAGGGGTTTGATAGAGATGAGCGAAGCACATCGGTGCCAGCTAATGGCACTCCTGGATCAAAAGTGGGGAAAAATCGAAGGCGCTAGGCCTAAGCTGTCTATTGTGGAAAAGGAGGATCCGCCCCAGACCAGAACGCCGCTATGGGCCGAAACAAGACCCGAGCCAGGCGCACGAATGCCGACCAGAAAGGCCATCGAGCCAATGGCAATCGGGGAGAACTAAAAGAACACCTGGGCGGTCACGCTCCGAAGCCAGTAAGTCGCAAACCAAAGCTATGCCGTCCAGAGCCCGCCCACCCAAGCGGGCTTTTTTGTGCAAGAAGAAAAACTAATTTACCTTTGGGGTATTGACACAGACTTACCCCACAGGTAACTTTATCTCCGCACCGCCAATACCGGCCGGAGATATGCCATGCAAACCTGGACTTCCGAAACCATCCAGATCGACGCCGCCATGCAGGTGGACGTCAAGGCCAATGAGAAGGGCGTCGTTCTCGGCCAGCACAACGATGTCTGGTTCCACGACCTGCACGTGAACCCGCAGAAAGCCTGCGCCATTGGCTTCGCGATGATCCAGGGCGCCATGGCCTGCCTCCAGGCTCAGCTGGAGGCGAAGGCATGAGCCGCTTCCCCGGAAAGTGGACGGTCCGCGCCGAGCAGGAATTCGGCTTTGAAATTTCCCGCGCGCTTGGCGGGTGGCAAAGCGAGTGGCTCAAGGACGCCAACGGGGACGACCTCGTATTCGACACGCAAGCCGAGGCGCAACTCGCCTGTGACAGAGCTAACGGTGAGGTGTTCGCATGAACGCCCTGCCCTGCTTCGCCTCCCGCGCCGCAGCCGAATACGCGCGCATCCAGGACATGGCCGCCAACCGCACCGCCGCTGAATTGGACGCCCTCGAAGAGATGCGCGGCAATCGTGCCTGCGTCGAACTCTTCCTGTGCGACCCGAACGAAACGCCTGATGTCGCCGGCCTCGTCGCACTCTTCCTCGACTACGGCACGCCGCTGCGTTGCAAGACGCCGAGCGATGACGCGCTGCTGACGAAGTACGAGGACCGCCGTGACCAGCTCACCGCCCAGTTCGACGCATGGGCCCGCAAGCGCACGCCGATGCTTCACACCTCTCCCCTGCAACGCTGGATGGAGATCTCCGTATGAGCGCATTGATCATTTCCAACACCGCCCTGCAGTCTCGCCGCTTCACCAAGCGCTACGACGTGGCGAAAAAGGGCCTCACGTTCGTCTACCCGTCCGACCTGTTCGCCGTCCGCAGCGATATTCGCCGCTACTCCGTCGCTCCTGCTGACGTGACCAAGCAGGCCGAGCGCATCGCCATCGACACGATGCTCAAGGGCATCTCCAAGGGTCAGGCGCTGAACGTGGCGAAGGCATTCCTTTGGAACTACGCGAACCGTGGCTATGAACCGGGGAACGCGGCGTGAGGACAGCAATCAACCTGACGCTCTTGGTGTTGATGTCGCCCGTCATTGTCGCCGCCTTCTTTTTGTCGGCTGTCGCCGGTGGCTATCGCATCGGCTCCAGACTGTTCGACGGATTGGCCGCATGGCTGGAGAACGCGCCGTGAGCCGACCCTCCTTCTATGACCTCCCCGACATTCAAAAATCCGAGATCGAAGCTGCGCGCGTCGAGCTGGTCAAGCGACTGAAGCTATTTCGCATCACCTTCCTTCTCAACAGTTTGCCGGCCAGTGCAGACCCATCACCCCTGGATGGTGGCGTTACCCCTGACGCCGCACTGACCGGCAATCCTCACCTGGAGTCGATCGCATGAACGCCTTCTCCATCACCCGCACGCGCCCCAAGAGTTTCGAAGGCTGCACGCCGTTGAGCAATGACGAGCGCCGCGCCGAGTGGGCCGCCCGCTACTACAGCGGCGGCCACCACCACCGGCAGCGCAAACAGCGCGTCCGCGTCAAGCCTCGCATTCGCATCGTCAACGACTGAAGGAATCGATCATGCCCAATCATGTCACCCACAAAATCTTGTTCGCTTCTGATCAGCTGCCGGAAGTTTTGGCGCGCATTGGTGATGGCGACAACTTCGACTTTGCTCGCTTGGTGCCGATGCCGTCGCAGATGTATCACGGCGCCCTGTCATCTGAAGATGAGCAGGACTTCAGCTGCAACTGGCTGAACTGGAGTCGTGAGAATTGGGGCACTAAATGGAATGCCTACGACTTCTCGTCCGGCATCGAAGGTGACCGCGCCTTTCTGAGCTTTGATACCGCCTGGACCGTTCCGTATCCGGTTATTGCCGCATTCAACAACGCATTCCCCGCGATGCCCTTCGAGCACCGGTATTTCGACGAAGGGCATAACTTTTGGGGAATCGAGACTTGGTCGATCGTGGACGGTCGTAGCGAGCGCGTCCGCAGGACGAATAAGCGCTTCAAGAATTCCACCGACGAAACACCGCTCTGCGTCGAGCTGAAAGGCTACGACCCCGCCACCGTCGACGCTGAAGCCTGATTTCACCGGCGGCAGGCGCTTGCTGGGCAGCAAGGTCAAAGGTCCGACCAGCTTGCCGCCACCTCTTACATCACGCCGGTCGCGCATCGGCAAAGGACTTAAAGATGGGTTGTGATATTCACGCCTACAAAGAAAAGTTCGTCGACGGCCGCTGGCTCACTGCTGATGTGTGGGAAGCGTACGACTACGGAGACGACGACAAGGGACAGTCCGTCCCTTACGAAGAGCGCGCCTATACCGGTCGCAACTATGTCCTGTTCGGCATCCTATCCAAGGGCGTTCGCTCGGAGCACGCCATTTCCTTCCCTGAGCGCGGCGCCCCCTTCGATGCGTCGAGCGAAGTGGCGGCGGAAAACGAGCGCTGGGACTGCGACGGTCACTCGCACAGTTACCTCTATTTGCACGAGATACGCCAGCTCCGCCTCGCATGCGAGTCAAGGACTGTCGAGATTGAGGGCATGAAGGACCCCGAAGAGCTGGCTGCGCTGCAGAAGTCGATCGCAAGCGGCGCTACGGACTGGAACCTGCTGTTCCCCTACTGCCAGTGGGCGAGTGGTGGCAACTACCAGAAGTTCAAGTTTGACGTACCGATGTCCTTCTATGTCGGCTCCGATCTCGACCGAATCATTGCCAGCTTCGATGGCATCGAAGCCGATAACCACCGCCTCGTCTTTTGGTTTGACAACTAATCCAACACACCCAGCGCACGGGTTAGTGCGCGGAGATTCCTAATGGACGCAAACGCACTGATCCCGCTTGAGTCTGTCAACGCGGTTGAGCTGTTCACCGGCAAGTCGCTGGACGAACTGCTGGCACAGATTCGCCAGGAGACGGCAACGATTGTCCCCGACGTATCGACGGACAAGGGTCGCAAGGAAATCGCCTCGCTGGCGTACAAGGTGGCGCGGTCCAAGACCACGATCGACGAGGCCGGCAAGACGCTGGTCGCCGAATGGAAGCAGAAGTCTGCCGAGGTTGACTCGGCACGCAAGAAGGCCCGCGACTACCTGGACGCGTTGAAGGATGAAGTACGCGCGCCGCTGACCGAATGGGAAGCGGAACAGGAGCGCATCAAGCAGGCCGCCATCGAGGCTGAGCGTCTCGCCATCGAGAAGGCCGAGGCGGAACGCCGTGCTGAACTGGAGCGGAAGGAAGCGGAGCTGCGCGAACGTGAAGCAGCGATCGAGCGTGCAGAGAACGAGCGCCGCGCCCGCGAAGCTGCCGAGCAGGCCGAACGCGACCGTGCAGCCCGCGAAGAACAGATTCGCAAGGACGCCGCTGCGAAGGCGGAACGCGATGCAGCTGAAGCTGTGGCCCGGGCCGAACGCGAAGCGGCGGAAGCCAAGGAGCGCGAGCGACTGGCGGCAGAGCGCGCTGAGCGCGAACGCGTCGAGGCTGAACAGCGTGCCGAACGCGAGAAGCAGGAAGCCATCCGCCAGGCCGAAGCCCGCGCCCGTCAGGAAGCCGACGACCGCGAACGCGACCGTCTCGCTGAAGAGGCCCGCATCAAGGCCGAAGAAGCGCGCCGTGCCGCTGACCGCGAACACCGCAAGACCATCAACCTCGCCGCCGTCGCCGCCTTCGAAAAGGCCGGCATCAGCGCGGACTTGGCCAAGCAGGTCATCACTCTGATTGCATCCGGCCAGATCCCGGCTGTGTCGATTAACTACTGAGGCCGCCATGAGCAACCTTGTCCCCATGACCCAGCAGGCCGTCGCCGTCTACGGCGAACGCAGCCTGACTGCCGCTGACGTACGTGCGCAGGTCAATTTGATCCAAGACGTGATGCGATCCGTGATGCAGGAAGGTACGCATTACGGAAAGATTCCCGGCACGCAGTCGGTCAGCCTCTACAAGCCAGGCGCGGAGAAGCTGATGGCAACCTTCCGCTTCGGCTCCGACGTCGACGTGGAAGACCTGGGAACACCTGGTGAAGTCCACTACCGGGTGAAGTACAAGATCCTCGCCGGTGACGGACGCGTCCTCGGCGTGGGTGTGGGCGAATGTGGTAGCCAGGAAGAGAAGTACGCCTGGCGCCGTCCGGTGTGCAACGAAGAATTCACCGACACGCCGGAGAACCTTCGCCGCATCAAGTACAAGTCGTGGCAGGGCCGCGTCGAGAAACAACAGCAGGTTCGAACAAACCCTGCCGATGTGCGCAACACCATCCTCAAGATGGCGAAGAAACGCGCCATGGTGGATGCGGTGCTCACGGTTACCGCTGCATCGGACATCTTCACGCAGGACATCGAAGACCTGCCGGACGAGTTGCGCGACCAGATTGCGGAAGAGAATCGCCGCCGCCCCGGCCACCAGGCCGCCGCCCAGGCCATCCCGAAAGACAGTCCCGAGCGGGATGCCGCCATCGCGGCTTGCAAGGCAGAAGCAGCCAAGGGAGCGGATCACTTCCGTAAGTGGTGGAAGGATTCCTTCCCGAAGGAATCGCGCGCCCTCGTGATCGACAAGGTATCCGAGTTCCAGCAGATCGCGGAATCGGCTGATGACATGACCGCTGACCAACAGGAGGCCGAGTAATGGACCAGGGAAGCAATGAATGGCTGGCTATGCGTGCCGGCAAGTTCACGGGATCACGCTTTGCGGACCTGATGGCAGTGACGCGATCAGGTCCGTCAGCATCACGCGCCAACCTCATCACGACGCTGGCCATTGAGCGCCTGACCGGTGAGCCGGAGACCACATACCAGAACGATGCCATGCGCCGCGGCACTGAGTTGGAGCCGTTCGCTCGTGGCGCCTATGAGGCCCATACCGGCGAACTGGTCGAGCAGATCGCGTTCGTCGTGCACGAGACGATGCCCTATGTGGGTGTCTCTCCCGATGGCTATCTCGGCACTGAAGGCCTGATCGAGATCAAGTGCCCTGCCAGCCTGGCCAAGCATGTCGACGCGCTGCGTGATGGAAAGCACGCAGATGAATACCGCTGGCAGATCCAGGGCCAGCTGTGGGTGACCGGCCGCAAATGGTGCGATGCCGTCAGCTTCGATCCGCGATTCCCCGAAGGCCTTCAGCTGGCAATCCATCGTGTTGAACGCGATGAAAGCGCAATCGCCCAGCTCAAGGAGGCATGCATCAAGGCTCACGCCGAGGTGAATCTCCTTGTCGAAGAGCTTCGCCACATGAGGCAAGCCGCATGAATCCAGACCTCTTCACCGGCTGGTACGACAACAGCGCCACCAAGCAGCGCGAGTACTGGGACAACGGGAAGCGAGGACGGTACGCGGCGAAGAACTGCTGCGGCTATTCCTCAGCCGTATGGCCCGAGCTTCGCCCGACCTGGGGATCAAATCCCGATCTCCCGAGCAATGCGCAACAGCAAGCCGCCTAACCCTTCACCAACCAAAGGACCATCGGAATGGAAAGCAACTGGAAGACGCACAACAACGAGAAGAACAAGGCATTTAAGTTCGAACTTGGCCAGCGAGTGAACGTCGTGCTCAATGGCGACGCTGTCGCTCATGGCCCGGTGATCTCGCGCTGTGACTACGACCGCGCCGAGAGCACGTATGAGGTTCGCCACCTGCTTGCGAACGGAAACCAGACCCAGAAGTTCTACACCGAGTCGAACCTTCAGGCGGTATAACCACAAGGCCAGCGCCTGCGATGCGGGCGTTGTCCTGGTGATTACGCAGATCACAAGGGAAATCGCATGAACGCGCAGTTTGAGAAGTGGTACGCCGATGAATATCCGGAGGTCGTTAGCGTCGCCAACATGGGCGGAGTGCTTTCGCAGCTTGAGATATACCGAAGCGGTAAGTCATGGCAAGCCGCCATCCAGTCGCTAGAAGTGACGCCGCAACTTGCAGCCATTGGATTTACTGCATTCAACAATGAATGGATCGCTTACAAGACACCTCACGAAAATAGGCTTGCACAGGTGGCAGCAGCACTAACCGCCGTCCTCTCTGCGTTGAAGGAGCAGGCGAAATGAATGATCTGTTGCATATCCTTCAGCACTCGCTTGGCGTCAATCAGTACGGCCAAGGTAACCAGTACCGTAACCACTTCGTTACCAGTAAAGGTTCCAAGGACTACGACGGGTGCATGGAGCTAGTAGCCAGAGGCCTGATGACTCGACGCGCTGGCAATGCGCTGAGCGGTGGCGATGACGTGTTCTTTGTCACGCCTGCCGGCATTGACTATGTGGCGCTCAATAGCCCCGCACCACCGCCAGAAAAGAAGCTAACGCGGTCACAGCGGCGCTACCGCGATTGGGTTCGCGCTGACAGCGGCTTGGATTTCTCCGAATGGCTTGGCATCAAGCCGAAGGTATGGCCATGACCCCCGACAACCGCGCTCTGTGGGAGCTGGTGGATGTGGCGAATTCATGCATAAGGCCTGAGCAAGACCTTTATACGTTTGGATACTCAGATGCGTCTCGTAAGTTTCGAGATTCCCTAAGAGCCATTCTTGAGCGACCCAAAGTGCTCCGTGAGGTACGCCTTTGGGATACGCAATGGATGAACATCGTTAACCACGACAACTGTTATCGCGACTGGTCGAAGGAGGACGCTATCGCGCATGCCGTGAAGACGACAGAGGAAGCTATCGCACGGAACGTCGCTGACGGAAAGTTGCCTCCACGAAAAGACAAGAACGAATCGATGGTGAGGGGGAAGTCGTGAGCGGTCTTCGTTGCTACTACAACGAGATCGATCCTCATTGTGCACAGTGGCTACAAAACCTGATGGACGCCGGGGAAATATCAAGAGGCGACATCGACACCAGGAGCATCGAGGATGTCACTCCGTCCGACCTTAAAAGATATGACCAATGTCACTTCTTCGCCGGACTTGGCGGCTGGTCATACGCGCTTGGATTGGCTGATTGGGGCGACCGTCCCGTGTGGACCGGTTCCTGTCCTTGCCAGCCTTTCAGCGCGGCAGGTAAGGGAAATGGGATGGAAGACCAGCGGCATCTATGGCCCTCATGGCAGTGGCTCATCAGCGTCTGCCGACCTCCTGTTGTTTTTGGCGAGCAGGTTGTCGGAGCCGTTAAACATGGCTGGCTTGATCTCGTGGCGTCTGATTTCGAAGCCCATGGTTACGCCTTCGGGTCGGCCGCTATTCAAGCGTCGTCCGTTGGTGCAAAACACCGACGCGAACGGATTTTCTTTGTTGCCGACGCCGAGTGGAACGAGCAATCACGGGAAGAATCACGTAGCGGGTCGCTTGGACGAATGGGGCGGATCGAGCAACCCATTCCGTGGAACGAGCCTTGGGAAAGTGCATTGTCCAGGTTTCGAGCTTTGGGTGATGGGTTACCCCGAAGCGTGGCTGGAACAGATGCCGCTCGCAACGCCATCGTCCCGCAAGCAGCGGCCTACTTCATCAAAGCCTATTCATCAAAGGACAACAACCCATGACCACCGAGCGTAGTGGGATGAGTTTGGATGACAAGGTCGCTGAGTTTGTCGGCGCAGTTGCCTGCAACGGCTCTCTTTCATCGTGGGCCGTCGATGGTATATGCGAGTTGTTCCGCGAACACCTATCCCGCGATGCGGTCGTGGTAATTCCTGACGCGATGATGGTCAATCTAGGCGAAGGTACGGTAATGGGCGAATACAGCAGCAACGGCGACATCGTCACCGGCTGGAACGCCTACCGCAAAGCCATGCTCGCGCAACGGGATGGGGGTAACCATGGAACTTGAAGTGTCTAACGGAGTGCCGACTCTCTACATGAATCGCAGAGAGGCTTCTGACCTGATATCCAAGCTCGCTGGAGTGATCGGCTACCTAGGTGACTCGTCGTTTCCCATTGCCGTATCAGTACAGATCGAGGAAGACATCGGATTCAAACAGATGCGCTTCGACATTGAAGACGATCAGCTAAAGCGACAGTTGGCGATGAGCAAGGATCAGTCATGAACGACAAGACCGCCGAGCAGCTTAGGACGTTTCGAAGGAATCCTTCTATGTGGGTATCTGTAGCTAAAGAAATCATGTCAAACGCCATCGGCAAGGGCATTGTGATGGAAGGTTCTAACATGTTGTGGCGCGTTGTTAGCGCTGAACTTGAAAGCGGATTCGGATCAAGCGGAAACGCACCGAGTGCCCTGTGCGAGTTGACCGCGGTATTCGGCAACGGTGATAGGAAACTCCACGTTTCCATCGACGACTTGAAGCGAGCCGTAATCCTAGGACCTGACTCGTCCAGCTCCAACACCCGCGCCGATAGCGGTGAGGCGGTTGCTGCGCGGGATGCGGAGTCTCAACAAGACCTGCGCAACCTGATCTATGCAAGCGTCCAGTTCGACAATCGCGGCGAGACCGATCTGACGTGGAGCGACATATCTCGCCTAACTGATCGCGGCTGGATGGTCGAAGGCGAAGACAACGGAACCTACGACATCACCGATGAAGGGCAAGCTGCCATAGACGCCGCCATCGCCAGCCGCGAGGGGGAGGGAAATGGTGGTGCGCAGTTAAGGGGGCCCGTCTGATGGGATACCGCAATCCTCTCCTGGATCTGCCGGCTGGCCGTGCACTTGCCTCCCTGCCAGCCGATCAGCGACGCCCACTCGTTGCCCTGCTCCGTGAGTTGCGCAGCCAAGCCAATGCTGAGGCGGAAAAGGCATGGGCCAAGCGCAAAGGGCCGATGGCAGCTTACTGGCGCGCCGTCTCTACTTACGCCCGCCACACGGCGCACGCGCTTGACCAGGTGGCGGAAAACTCGACCGTGGATGCATCAACCCACCACAGCGTCAGGGAGGCGGCTTAGTGTCAGTCGTCCGCCAAAACACCAATGACACGGATCACGCCCTGTATCTGCGGCTGCTCCACTTCATTCAGTGCACCGCAATCAGGGCATTGAATGATGTTCTTCCCATCGATCGAGCTGAGTTCCGGATCTCGTATGTTGTGCGCCCAAGTCATCGGAGCCATTTCCTCGTAATGCCGAAGAACGCCGCCGCAACCGGCACCGCATTTAACCGTATGAATTGCCATGCGTAATCTCCCTCCACCATTTGGCGCGAACATATCCGTGCCCATTTTTGATTGCAAGGAGTTTTCTCGATGAGCGAGAAACGATTGATCGACCTGGCCGAAGTCACCCGTCTGACGGGACTCAAGCGGACGGCCATCTATGAGCGCATGGCTCGCAAGGACTTCCCGCAAGCCGTTAAGCTTGGCACGGCGTCCCGCTGGGTCGATGCAGAGATCCAGGCATGGATCGATAGGCAGATCGAGCACAGGGACAAGATCGCCGCATAGGGGTGACGATGAACACCATGGCACAGTTCTTTCAGTTGCTTGGGATGACTGCAACGGCGGCCGCGCTTATCGGCGTCTTCCTGTACTTTGCTCTGAAAAGATACTTCGGTAGCTACCTTGACAAGAAGGCAGCTAACTTGGCAGACAAAGAGGATATTGGCGATATAACCAGGATCGTAGAGTCCATAAAACTCGACCATGCTCGTGAAGTCACGCAGCTTGCCGAGCTTCTCCGATCACGAACTTCTATGCGACTGGTTGCCGCAGAAAAGCGTCTTGAGGCTCACCAAAGAGCGTATGCCATAGGCATCACCATGCAAATGTATGCGCATATGTCCGACACACAAAAACAAGCGTCCTTACGTGAAGAGTGGGGGGTTTTCTGGCAGCAGAATAGCCTGTATCTCGAACCCGCCGTTCGGTCAGCATTTCTCGATGCCTACTCGGCATTCGATCTGCACATGACGTTTCGAGATATGGGTACGCATGATCCTGAAAAGCAGGCCCGCGACGCGATTGCCAGAATGGAAACGATGCGGAAGTTGACGGAGGTCGCCACTGAAGCCGTCCGGCTACCTCCAATTGCTAACGAACAGGAAATGGCACAACAAGCGCTCAGCGCGCCCGGTGGCGCGCCTTAGGAAGCCGACCGGAGGTGAACAACTTTGGCTCCGTTGCGAAGGTCGTCGAGCAAATCGGCCCACGCCTGCATCATGCGCCGGCGGTCCGGTAGGTATTCGGCATAGTTGTAGGCGCCGCGCACCTTGTCCTTCTCGCAGTGGGCGAGCTGCCGCTCGATCCAGTCCCCATTCCACCCTTCCTCGTTCAGCAGCGTGCTGGCCATGCTGCGGAAGCCGTGGGCGGTCATGTCAGTGTTCGCGTATCCAAGGCCGCGCAACGCATAGTTGACGGTGTTCTCTGACATGGCGCGCGCTGCCGTGCGGGCGCCGGGGAATAGGAACCTCCCCTGCCCGGTCAACGGGCGAAGCTCCGCGACAATCGCTTGAGCCTGCCTCGACAGCGGGACGATATGCTGGACCCGCATCTTCATTTTTGACGCTGGGATTCGCCATTCTGTGCCGTCCTCGGAGATCTCCTTCCACTCCCAGGCCCTAAGCTCGCCGGGCCGGGCAAAGGTGAGCGCCGACAGCTTCAGGGCGCAGAGGACGACAAAGCTTCCGCCGTGGCCGTCGATGGCCCGCATCAGGGCGCCAACGCGGGCACGGTCGGTGATGCTGGCGTGGTGCTGGACCCGGACGGTCTTCAGGACACCGCGGAGGTCGGCGGTAGGGTCGCGGTCGCATCGACCCGTAGGGATGCCATACCGGAAGATCTGGCCGCAGCGCTGCTTGAGGCGCTGGGCCGTCTCGATCTTTTCCTGAGACTCGGGTCGGCGGATCAGCTCGAGCATGTCGGACGGGCTGATCGATCGCATAGGTCTGTGGCCGATCCATGGATAAGCCCAGTTCTCCAGCATGGCGATGGTCTTCTCCATGGTGGCCGGCGACCAGGCGCCCTGCTTGGCCAGCCACTCCAGCGCCACCGTCTTGAACCGGTCATCGTGGTCGGCGGCCTCTTTGCGCTTGGCCAGCTTGCGGGCGGCGGAAGGGTCGGCCCCAGCCCCCAGCAGCTCCTTCTGGCGGTCCCGCTCGCGCCGGGCGTCCTGCAGGGACATACCTGGATACTCACCCAGGCCAATCATGTTGGCCTTGGCGCCAGCCCGGTAGCGGAAGCGCCAGAGTCGGGCGCCGGTAGGCCGGATCTCGATGCACAGGCCGCCGGTGTCGGCCACCCGGTAGACCTTCGGGCGGGGCTTCAGGGTGCGCAGTTTGGTATCGGTGAGCAGGGCCAT